ATATATGAAATCTACAGAGAACAGAACCCACCGCTATAAGGTCATAGTAAAGATGCCGGATCGTGACTATGAGTTCCGCATCATGGCTTCATCATTGGGCGAAGCTATACAGCAGGTCAAGGCTAGTCCAGTATGGAAACTAGGTGAAACACACGTTACTCTAGATGATAGACCCTTAGATGATTGATCCCAATGTCCTGATGCGCCGTGCTATACGCTGGTGCTGTGATGAGAACAATCTCAAGCCAGAGAGCCTTAATCTCATGGACACCCAGACCAAAGATAAGTTTATGGATCTAGTGTTCGCGGTGGTTGATGACATGCGTTTCAATCAGTTAAAATACTTCCGGCCATTTGAACATCAGCGTGCCTTCTTCGCCACGGGCTCATCTAGTCGCCGTGGCATCCTAGCAGCCAATCGTATTGGTAAGACGGTATCAACCTGCTATGAGACCGCCATGCATCTCACAGGCCAGTATCCTGATTGGTGGACAGGTCGCCGTTTTCCCAAACCAGTCACCGTGTTCGTAGCAGGCGAAGGTTGGGAACAGGTGGCTCGCGTGCTACAAGATGAACTTATTGGAACGAAAGATATCAAGATACGAGATCAGATAGGCACGGGTGCTATCCCTCGTGACTGTATCATCCAAGAGACTATGCGTAATGATGGTGCCAACGTGATAGGCGTTGAGATACGGCATGTGTCAGGTGGCAACTCATATCTACTGTTTGGTAACTATACCCAGGAAGTCCGTAACCTACAGGGATTCAAGCTGGATTTCGTAGTGTTTGACGAGCAACCACCAGATGACATATTCTCAGAACTGGTAACACGTACCGCTACTACACAAGGACAGGTACTCTGCTCATTTACTCCACTCAAAGGACTCAACGGCCTAGTAAGCAAGTTTTGGTATGGTGAAGAAGGTTATGAGCACGTCCGTGTGGCGTGGGATGATGTACCTGAATATGACATGTGGGGCGAGCCATTCCTACTAAAAGAAACACGCAGACAACTTGAGCGTGATTATCTGCCACATGAACGCGAAGCACGTATCGCTGGTATCCCTGTGATGGGGCAAGGTGCTGTGTTCCAGATACGCAACTGGCCTACTTACAAGACTGGTGATTATGATTTCAAGGCTATGAACAACATAGAAAGAGTCATAGCCATGGACTTGGGCTTGGTACGTGATAAGACAGTTATCTCACTGATGTATTGGAATCCCAAAGAACAAGAAGCCTGGCTACATAGTCAGGTAGTGGTCAAGGGAACAGAAGAAGCCAATCCACTTAACTATATCAATCACCTAGTCCGCCCTGAGGTCTTTGGTACTCCCATAGTGCTGCCTTCAGATGCCAACACAGCAGGACGCTATACCATGAGCAGTCTCTCACTGCGCCAATTGTTTGAGCAGTACAACTTAAATGTCCATCCTAATCCCATAATGAACCCACCAGATGGAGAGGGCAAGATAACCAATCATAAATCGTTTGGTGTTAATACCATGCGCCAGATGCTGGAGATGGGTACTCTACACGTAAATGAAAACTGCCAAGAGTTTCTCCGTGAGGCTAAAAACTATTTCGTAGATGAAAAAGGTCGTTTCTCAGATCCGGATGACTGTATTGATAGCGCCCGTTACGCCCTGTTAGGTTGTCTGAATGGTTGGGCTGAACCATATGATCAAAAGACTCCCCAGATACGCATGGCAGAACACAGGATGAGGCTATATAATATTAAAGCACAGAAAGGTCTTGATAAACCTGAGTGGAAACGGGCATTTGACCCACAAGGATGATATGACATTCCATAACTATTCGCCTTATGAAAAGATGCTAGAGATGGAAGTACACATTCTACATCTACAACAGAACCAAGATGAGCTGATCCGCCAGCATAGGAATCTAAGTCGCACGGTAGAACAACTAAGCGAACACCTAACTAAGATGGCGATCTATATACAGGAAAAGGAATTAAAAGATGCCCAAGGGTAAACCCGGAACTGGACCTAGCGCAGGTCGTTTAAAAAGATCTAGACAGAGACCTCATAATCACAAGACCATGGTAAGAGATCTAGTCATGGATCTACATCGCAGGATCATAACAGAATATGATGCCAACACTATTATCAAAATGCTAGATCCGGGTGATAGATTTAGCCTGATAATACCCAAGCGCTTGATACCTGTAGTGCCTATAGAACACGAAATAGAACCTATGGATATCGCTCCTAAACTGGAAGATCCTGAATTAGAACGTGAAGCAGAAGTATATCGCCGTACAGAAGCCGTATTCGTGCGCAATCTACCCTAATGGTGTTATAATAAAACTTATGAATACATTAGAACGTTTTTTAAACAAGGTAGATAAGAATGGGCCAAATGGTTGTTGGATTTGGACAGCGGCTAAAGTTAACGGGTATGGAGTATTTCATTGGATAGATAATAAAAAACAGCATTCAGCACATCGTTATAGTGCTAAACATCTTGCAGGATTAGATATAGGAGGAATGTTAGTTTGCCATAAATGCGATAATCCATCCTGTGTTAATCCTGATCATTTATTTCTAGGAACTCCAGCAGATAATATGCTTGATAAAGTTGCTAAAGGAAGACAACGGCAGAATCCTAAAAAAACAATACAAACTCCTTTGGGCATATTTGAATCCTCAATCGCAGCCGCCAAAGCCCATAATAAATCAAGAAAATATATTTGGAATCGTTTAAAACGCTTTCCGGACCTCTATAAGTACCTTTGATACCCCATTAGGGCGATGGAGTATAAATATTTAAAATAAAAAAGGAACTCACCTTGTTTGATAAATCGCACTTCGTAACCAATAACGTATTCAATCCCAAAGGGGCGATGGAGCGTTTTCTTTACATGAAACAACTCCTTGACGCTAAATGCGCAGCCAATCTAAGACTCTTGGCTACAAAGAACAATATCAATCGTGCGTCAGATTATCACTATCTAAATCTCGCAGTGACACAATCCACAGAGCCAGTCAACGGTATTGATTATATCCATCCTGTGCTGAAACCAAATATTGATTATTCCACAGCGGTTATCTCCAAAGGTATCTGCCAGAATGGTGAGATCAATTTTGAGTTCGTACCTGACAATGAAGATGATGAAGCAGCCGCTCGCCAGGCTACTAACATGGTACACAAGATAGTCAATCAGTCTAACGATCCACATCAGATACTGCAACACTGGATCATGGACGCATTACTACACAAGAATGGTGAGATGATGATCTCTCCATATCGCGAGCAGATCACACGCTATGTAAAAACCAAAGGCACGGCCTCACAGTTACAGGCATTTGAAGCACAGGCAGCCAACGCAGGACTTACCGCTACACGCACCAGCAAGCGTAAAGTGTCTATGGATTCACAACAGATCCTAAAAGAGATACAACAGTGGAGCCAAGGTGCTGATCATCAACAGCAACAGCAGAAGATTGATTCAGTCCTAGAAAAACTCAAGCGTTCAAGCCAAGGTGAGGAACCAGATCCCAACGAAGAGATCACACCAGAAAGCGAAAACATCCAGTTGAACGAGGGTGAGCAGGCTATCCGTGAATCAATCACTCGCAATACCATCCACGAAGCAGAATACAAGTTGGTTGGCTACAATCTAAACATCAAGTTCCGTCCAATCTCACAGCACTATTGGATGTGTAACCCCACTATCATAGAGATACAAGAGCAGGATTTCTGTGGATTCTATGCTCCTATGTCAATACAAGAAGCCACAGAACGCTATCCAGATATTGATCTAGATCTATTCAAGGAATACGCAGAGTTTTCCAACGTAGGTGCTTATCAAGCAGGCTCATTGTTAAACAATCTAGCCATACACGCTCGTGACTCTGTGCCTATCAATGGCCTACCACAGCAGGGCTATGCCGCACAGGAAGCAGAAGCACGCCAGGTCACTATACTCACAGTATGGAATCGCTATGACATAGACAATGACGGTGAACTTGAACTGATAGAAGTTATCTATTCAGGAT